GGACCTTCATCGTCAGGGATTCGTGGGGTAAGGCGGTCAAGTACCGGAACCTCAACACCCTCCATGACAGTCTGTCTGATGTAATGATTCGCAAGACCCGTGAGGACATTCAGGACCAGTTACCCGAGGTGATCAACACGCTGGTGCCGGTCCCCTTTGATGTCTCCGGGGCTAAGGCATACAAGAGCATTTCCAGTGATCTGCTCAAGAAGATCCACGACGCCATAGGCAAGTCAGGTAGGGGCTTTGATCTCTGGAGGCACTACAACGCTGCTGGAGGTGAAGCCCAAGGGGAGATCATGGCCCGCCTAACTGTCCTTAGGATGCTCTGCGACAACCCGGAGTTGGTTCGTGCTTCGGCCAGACTTTATGACGAGTCCTCGGATAAGGGAAGTGCTTACGCTAGCACGATTGTCAAAGCGGGCTGGTTGAAGTCCGTTACTAGGTCACCAAAGTTGGATGCTGTCGTTGAGTACGTGATTAACATTCTGGATGAAGATCCCAACAACAAGGTCGTGCTCTTCTCGTTCTTTAGGATGAATCTCCAACTACTAAGGATGGCTTTCTACGGTAAAACTGAGAGTGTCGTGTTCATGGGGGGGATGTCTTCTCAAGAGAAGGACGCCGCCAAGCAGCAGTTCGCCAACGACCCCAGCACTCGCTTGTTCCTGTCCTCCGACGCCGGGGGGTATGGAGTGGACCTCCCGATGGCGAACCATCTGATAAGTTATGACTTACCGTGGTCGGCAGGGAAGTTGGATCAACGTGAGTCACGCATCATCAGGCTGTCCTCTGAGTTCCCCCACGTCACTGTGACCTCGTTTGTCATGCGTGGGAGCATTGAGGAGCGACAGTACGAGATGCTCCAAGAGAAGCGCCTGATTAACAGGGCCTTCATTGACAAGGGCTATGACGCCCAAGGTCGGTACGAGATAACGCTGGGCTCGTTGTCCGACTTCCTATCATCATCGGAGGTGTGATGGACGACTGCGAGTGGACCGAGAATGACGACGACGCATTCAATCTGCGGCTCGTGCAGGAATACAAGGCTGCCAAGGAGATGGCCGATACATCAAAGAAGCGCGCCGATGGACTAAAGTCTCAACTGATCGAACTAGTGGACGAACGTGGGTACGAAGGGGAGAATGGGCACCGTTGGTTTGAGGTGGGGGACCACAAACTCAAACGTGAACGCCGAGTCAGTAAGTCGTTTGACGCAGCGGCATGTGAGGAGTGGGCCAAGTCCACGGGGCTGTGGGACGAGGTTAGTGAAGTGATTGAGAGGTTAAGTGAGGACAAAGTCCTCGCCCTAGCGTGGGATGACCCTGAGATTAGATCAGAGATTGATGCTTTCTACGTGGAGCGAGAGACGTGGGCTTTCAAACTATGAGCACTAGGGCCAACACATACTTTCAGCACTTGATGAAGCGGGATCACTCTGACCTTCTGGAAAGTGATGAGTCTGAGGAAAGTGATTATCCGGGTACTACCCCCCCACGAAATCGGTCAGATAGCCCTAAACCAAAGACCATTATGGATGAGGTGTTAAGCGCAGCCAGATCCACCAACTATAAGGTGGGGGGAGAACTACGGGAGTTCTACACCATCGGGGAGTTGGCTAAGTTGCTGCATCGCAAGGCTGTGACCATTCGCAAGTGGGAGAGCAATGGGTGGATTCCCCACGCCAACTATCGCACCCCAGCCCCGAAGGGTGTAGGGGTTCAGGGCGGTGAACCCAAGGGTCGCCGCCTCTACAGTCGGGAGCAGGTCATTTTCCTGCTCACCGCCGTTGAGGTATACCGCCTCAATGAACATAGAGAAGCCGATTGGACCGGCTTTAAGAAACACACCACCACGCAGTGGCCGGTGTAACGACAGAAACGAGAGACGATTATGCCCATAGATTATGACGTGACAGAGAAGCCTGTCACACCAACTGAAGATGTCCGAAAGGTGGTCCGCTCAGGCTGGGCTGCCGTGGACAGCATGAAGCAGGATGACGCTAACTACGCCGTCCGATTGAAGACTGGTTCAGACGCTGTTCTGATCAAGTTCATACAGGATGAGCCCTACGCCACATGGCGGCAGCACTGGGTCAACCGCACCGGCCAGAAGTCCTTTGTGTGCCGGGACGGGATGGACAGTAACGGGTGTCCTCTTTGTGATGCCGGTAACCGGCCCCGTCCTCTGTTTGCCTTCAACGTGCTCCTGATGGAGCGTGGTGAGGAGCCAGTGTTGCGCTCCTACGAGGCGGGTACTCGTGTGATCGCCACCCTCCGCAACTTCAACGAGGATGAGCGTCAGGGACCTCTGTCCAAGCACTACTGGGCAGTTAGCCGTAGTGGCACTGGCCCCCAGACCCAGTACAACCACCTGCTCATCAAGGAGCGGGACCTGAAGGAAGAGTGGCACGTCGATCCTCTGCCCGCAGAGACTCTGGAGCAGGCCGCAGCAAAGGCGTATGACGCCGACATCCTGCGGATCTCCACGCACGCTGAGATGCTTGCCATCGTCAACGAAGACGTTGGAGTCGTCTAACAGGTTTAGTGGGGGTCGGAGTGGTTCCCCTTCCTTGCACCCCGGCCCCCACTATCTCTCCACCCTATCGGAAGTACACTCAGTAGTTGCTACCGTTCTTCAGGCGGGGGCTTTTGCTTTCGATGTGGAGACTCTGGGGATTCTTGAGCACCACCCTGATTTGGGGGAGTTCGTAGAGCAGCAGGTACGGAGTCACGTACTAGGTCTGAAGACCACCTCTGAGTCCGTCATTGACAGGACTAGGGCAACCAAGGTGGAGGCCACGACCAAGAGCATTGCGCTGGACCCCCACCGCAACGAAGTCATCTGGGTGGGTATTGCCACGTCCGAGCACTCTTGGGCTATCCCGGTGGGGCACCCTCGGGGTGAGATAGTAGAGGAGGAGGAGCGTGGGGACGGCACAACGATACCCCCGGTGGGCTATCGGAAGACCCTAAAGAACGGCACGGAGTCCACGGCTAAGGCCAGATACCTGAAGCCCGCTGTGTACTCCGACCCCCCGGAGCAGTTATCCCGTACAGAGGTCTTTGAAGCATTGAAGCCTCTGTTCTTCGACCCCACCATCCTCAAGATCGGGCACAACGTCAAGTTCGATGCTCGCACCATAGCGAAGTACTATGGAGAACTGCCGGTGGGTCCGTTTCGGGACACCATGCTGCTACAGCACGCACTGGACGAAAACATATCGTCCTTCCGGCTGACCTCCCTGATAGCCCATAACTTCCATGACCACGACCCCTATGCGAGGCATGGGAAGGTGGGGGCAGTTATTGGGTACACCCCGTTCTCAATAGCCTGTGATTACGTCCATCTTGACGCCCGTTGGACGTGGCTGCTGTACCAGCGCTTGGCTCGCTCTGTCAGCAACACCGACAAACTGGTAGATGTGGTCAAACAGGATTCAGAGGTCCTAGAGGTGCTCATGGCTATGGAGCACGATGGGATGTGCGTCAACCGCTCCGGTATGGCGACACTGGGCGAGGAACTGGATGGACAGATGAAGTACATCCATTCGGAGATCACCGCCCTGACCTACCCCGGATTCAACCCCGACTCTGTTAAAGACAAGCGCTTGTTTCTGTTCGACAAGAAGGCTGATGGGGGGCTGGGCTTGAAGCCCAACAAGGAGACCGAGAAGGGGCAGGCATCGGTAGACCAAGAATCATTGAAGGTACTGGAAGACAAACACCCAGTAATACCGCTGTTCTTGTCGTGGTCGGAATGCAAGAAACTGAAGAGCACTTACGTGGACGGCTTGCTGGAGAAGATCAACAAAGAGAGGCTGCACCCTAACTTCCATCTACACCGGACGGCCACCGGGAGGCTGTCTTCCTCCGACCCCAACCTACAGAACATCCCCCGTGACTCCAGCATCCGTGGGCTGTTCAAGGCGGACCCTGACTGTACTCTCATTGTTGCCGACTATGACCAGATTGAACTCAGGGTCATGGCTATGTTCAGTCGGGACCCCAACATGATGGACATTTTCGACAAGGGGATTGACATTCACTCAGGCGCGGCGGCACTGGTCTTTGACAAGTCTGTCAATGACGTTACCAGTGAAGAGCGGCAACTTGGGAAGGCTGCCAACTTCCTTACGGCGTATGGCGGGGGGTCTGGGAAACTA